CGGAGAAGACGGAAACGGATTTGAATGTGAAGCAGGACGGGGCTTCAGCCCTTGCCAGTGCTATGCTTGGACAGGATGACAGTCAGGAACCAGACGAAGGCCCAAAGGAAGGAGACGCTTGAACGCGTACTCGCGCACTTCGTGAAGTGGTGTGAGATCGAGTATCAGTTCCGTCTGTACGATTATCAGGTACGGATTGCCCGCGCGTGCCTGTCGTCCCTCCTCGTCGAGCCGAAGGACGTGTGCATTAAGATTGCCAGACAATCCGGGAAGACGGAGACGATCACCCTCCTGGTACGCTTCCTCCTAATCTTTCACCGGCTTCTCGTCGGCGGCCCGCTGATGGCCGGATTTGCTTCTCCGAAGGGTGAACAGGCTAAAACGGACGTGGACAGGATCAAGAAGTCCGTCCCGCAGCTTCGGGAACGCTGGCAGGTCGAGGACAGGGAATTCAACGTCCACACTGTCCGGGCCTACCGCTTTGACAGTCTCTTCGCTGAAATCTTCCGCTTCTCACTGGCTCCTACAACAAGCAACGAGTCGAAGACGCTCAACCTCCTGATTGTCGAGGAAGCACACAAAATCGACGACCAGAAGCGAAGCAACGAGCTGGACCCGATGCTTTCGTCCACCGGAGGCGTGACGTGGATGATCGGCGTCGGCGCTCCGCAGATGTGCGATTTCAAACGAGGGTGTGACGGGGAATTGCCCGATACTGACCGGATCGTGATTGACGCTGATGCCGTCATTTCGGACAGGAAGAAAATGTACGAGCAGACAGGCGACCCGATCCACCTCGAATACAAGCGGGCATTCGAGCGGGAACTGAAGAAGAAGGGGCGGGAGAATCCGGAAATCCGGATGAACTACTACCTCGAAGACATTGTAGAAACAAGCAACTTCGTATCACGGGAGCGCCTGCTTTCCTGCGGCCGGCAGAAGCCTCTGTGTGCTGATCGGTTCTTCCTTGGTATCGACTGGGCGCGCGAGAGTGACGAAACATGGCTTGCAGTAGCGACGAAGGAAATGGAGATTGTGACGTGGTTCGTGTACCCGCACGTCAACTACGAAGATCAAATTGCCATGATGATGAAAGACCTTGCCCCGTATCGCGGGAAGATCGAGGACGTACTGTCGGATGCGACCGGGCAGGGCGATGGCCCGACGGAAATGCTGTTTCGGACGTGGCTTCCTGTCGGAGACTCCACGAAGTTCAAATTCACCATGCAGAGCAAGAATGATCTGTACGTCAATTTCGAGGAATGTCTATTCCGCGATCAGGGGACGGAGCGCCGATTCTCGTATCCGTCAACGCACAGGCTGGCTCCGAAGTTCGAGGAGCAGATGAACCAGCTTGAACGCGAGTACAAGGGAGACGGGGAGTACCTTTCCGTCCATCATCCTGACCAAACAGGGGCGAGGGACGATGCCCCGGACGCGACAGCTCTAGCCCTCTACTGCGCCGCGCAGGGAGGAATTGGAGAGATTCTCGTGGCGTGATATGCTACACCCGTCAATGCCGAGCATAATGCAAAGAATCAAGCGGGCGTTCACAGATACGTCGGGAGAAGCTCCGCTCCGCAGGTTCACGCCGCACGAGTTTATGAAGTGGTGGAGGGACATCGGACTTCCGCACCCCTTCAAGGCAAAGGAATCGCTGCAGTCCTACGGTGACAACCCGTGGCTGTATTCTGCCGTCAACGTCATTGCTTCAGAGATCGCGCGTACCGATCTATTCCTGCAGAGGGAGGCAAAAGAAGACGAGATCGAGAAGGTGAAGAAGCATCAGGCCATGGAGACACTGAAGCGGCCAATGCCAGTGGGGACGAACAAAACCCACATGACGCAGAAACAGCTCATGTTTCTGACTGCACAGCACATGCTCCTGAATGGGGAGGCGTTCTGGCTTGCCGACGGACGCGCCCGGATCAACGGCGCGCCGACGATCCTCGAACCACTGAACCCCGGTAACATCAAGCTGCATTTCAACAGCGCGAACGAGATCGACGCGTACGAGTACGACATCTACGAGGACAAGCGGTTCTTCGATCCGATGGATGTCGTCCATTTCAAGCTCATGAATCCCGAGGACTGGTTCCGGGGTGCTTCTCCCACGAAGCCCATCCGCTGGGCAATCGACACGTCCAAGGAGGCGGACATCCTGAATTACAAGCGGCTTGTGAATAACGCTATCCCCGGCGGGTTCCTCAAAACCGATAAGAACGTCGACGAAGAAGTCGGGAAACGCATCCTTTCAAGCTGGAAGAAGCTGTACAAGGGTTCGGAGAACGCGAACAAGGTCGCACTCCTGCCGAATAACCTGACATTTGAGAAGGTGCAGGAAAGCAATGCCGACATGCAGTTCTCTGAGGCAAAAGAGCGGTACAGGGACGAGATTCTTGCAAACTTCCGCGTCGGTCTGGAAATGCTCGGCAGGACGGAAAGCCAGACGCGGGCGAACGCGGACGCTGCAATATACGTCTTCATGCGGTTCTCGATCCTTCCGATGCTGGAAATGATCGTGGACACCCTGAACTACGACTATTTGCCCATGTTCCCCGGCACGGACGGGCTGACGTTCGGATACGACGATCCGGTCCCGGAGAACACCGAAGAGAAGCGTGCGAACGTGACCGCCCTGATGGACAACGGCGCGCTTACTCCAAACGAAGCCCGCCGGATGTTTGGGCTTGAGGATTTGGACAACGAAGGTGCAGACATCCCGTACATCAATTTCAACAAGGTTCCGCTTGGTTTCTCTCCACCTGATCCCGCAAATTTAGCCGCGTGAGAACACAAAAAGAAATCCGCAAGCTCAGCAATCACCCCACCTCGGTGAACGACATCTTCGACGAGGACGCGGAAGCTGAAATCTGGGCAGTGTTCTACGACCCCTTCTTCACGCAGGGATTTGTCAAAGGAATCGACATGACGGCGGTGACTGTCGCTGTCGAAGACGTATTTTCGAAGGTCATCCGTGACGCACTGAAACGCAAAACCTTTGAACACGCCGCCCTAGCAATCAACACGACGAAGGACATGCTGCAGGCAGCCCTGACGGAATCCCTGAAGAAAGGCGAGAGCATCGCTGAGCTTGGCCGCAGAATCAATGACCTCTACGGGGAGAGCATGGGCTACCGTTCCCGACGTATCGCCAGAACGGAGATGACGGATGTGATCAACGACGGGGCTTCGCTGACGCTGGAACGGGAGAACTTCGCAAAAAAGGAATGGAGCACGGTGATCGACGGCCGGGAGCGTCCGAGCCATGCCGCGGCGGACGGGCAGGTCGTTGGTATCCATGAGTCGTTTACTCTCGGATTCGAGCGCGCGCAGTACCCCGGCGATGAGAACCTTTCGCCTGGGGAAAGGGTGAATTGCAGGTGTGTTGTCGTTGGCGCCGGGATTCCTGAGGACAGGAAGATCGCCACTGGTAAGCTCTTCCTCCGGTCGCACAGTGCGCTCGAAAGACGCTTTGTGTTACAATTGCTTCGCGCATTCCGCGAACAGCGGGATCGCATTCTGTCTCAATTCCCAAAAGACTAATGGAGGTCGAACGCCGTTCAGCAGAAGTCACGCTTCGTTCCGTCAACAGGGATGAGCGCACGATTGATTTCATCGCGTCCACGCCGTCGAAAGACAGCTACGGAACGCGGATTGACCAGAACGGCTGGGATTTGGAGCAATTCAGGCGAAACCCCGTCATGACGTGGGCGCACGATGACAGGGGCTACACGCCTTCCGGTGGCAGGCCGATTGCCAAGGGTGAAGACATCCGCGTCGAGGACGGAAAGCTCAGGGTCAAGGCCCGCTTCCCGAAGAAGGGAGTCTTCCAGTTCGCTGATGAAGTCTTCGAACTTGCCGCTGACGGATTCATCAATGCCGTCTCTGTCGGATTTGAGCCAATCGAGAGCGAGATCATCGACGAGGGTGGGGAGCCGGTTCGCATCTTCCGCAAACAGCGGCTTCTCGAAGTCGCCATCGTCACCATCCCGAGCAACGATGATGCCCTTGCACAGCGGGCGAAGACGCTCAACAGGAACGAGGAAGAGATCAGGCAGAGGGTGGAGAAGCTCGAACAGCTTGCCACGGAGCCGGAAATCGACCCCGAAGAGCATGAAAAGTACAGGTCGTACTTCGAACAGAAGCAGCCGGTGAACAAGGCAGCGGGGAAGGTACTGAAAAAGTGGTACGAAGACAGGGGGGAAAAGCCTCCTGCAGATGAGAAAGAGGCGTGGGAGAACATGCTGTCAAGGATGGACAGCCCGATACAGCCAGCTCAAAAGGCCGAGGAAGCCCCTCCGCCTGTGCAGAAAACCTCTGTACTTCTTACCCCGACACAGCTTAATGAAGTCGTCAACGCGATTTCAGACGCCTGTGTCCGTGCTGCCGTGGAAGCCTCACGACGGGGGGTGCCACTCAAAGAGCTGGATTCGTTCATGGATTCCTTGGGCAATACGCTCAAGGATCAGATCATTCCCAAACTCTAGCAATGGCAGACACCACACAGGATGACCAGGTGAAGGCTGCTCAGATGGCGGAACTGAAGCGTGCTGCGGAAGCGCAGGGCGCGACGGTGACGACCGCCGAAGAGCGGCACGGAAACACCACGGTCAACCTCACACTCACGCCGGAAGCCCTCCGCATGATCGTCGACAACTCGGTCGAGGGTGCGAAGAAGGCAATCGACGAAGTTTCCAAGGACGTTCAGAGGAAGTATGACGTCCCGGCACCCGAGGCCCGCAAAAAGGCTGAGGAAGCCGTCCAGAATTTCCGCACAGAGACCGACAAGCGCCGTTACGAGGACAAACTCATCGCTGAGTGCTTCTCGACAAATTACCGGTTCAAGAAGGGAATGTGCGGCCACGACGTAGTTGCGCGTGCATACGACAAGCACGACTCATACGTCGGACGCGACACCCGCGCGATGTCCGTTACAACGGACACGACCGGTGGCTACCTGTCGCCCGAGCTGTTCTCGCGCCGCGTGTTCGAGAACCTTGAGCGGTACGGTCTCGCCCGCAAATACGCGACGATGATCAACATGGAGACGGAAATCCTCCGCATCCCGAAGGTCACCGCCGACGTGACTGCTGCAGTTATCGGCGAAGCGACTCAGATCTCCGCTTCCGACATCACAGCAGCCCAGCTCACCCTGCAGCCCCTGAAGCTCGCGGTGATGGCTGGCCCGTTCTCCGATGAACTTCTGATCAATGCTGACCCCAGCATTGTCCAGATTCTTCAGGAGAGCGCTGCCCGCGGACTGGCGAAGCTCGAAGACAACAACGTCTTCATCGGCACCTCTTCCAGCTTCACAGGACTCCTGGAATCGACAACGAACAACGTCGACCTCGGCGGCGCGGACGATTCTGGTTCAACATCGTATGCGGACATTACGTTCGACGATGCTGTCCGCCTTGTGGACGAACTGGAAGAGCGGTACATCTCGGAAGGCGCTGCCTTCTGGTGGTCCAAAAAGGTCACTGCTGCGCTCCGCATGTTGCAGGGAGCAGATCAGTACCTGTGGACACCGCCCGCGCTTTCAAGCCCCGGCACGATTCTCGGTTACCCGTACCACCACGTCGTGGACATGACCGCGACAACGAGTGCAAACACGCACTTTGCTGCCTTCGGTGATCTTAGGCACGTCTGGGTCGGTACGCGCGGACCGCTCCGCTTTGACCTTCTCACGGAGGGCACCGTCAACTCGGTGAACCTTGGCGAGACGGCGAGCTACGCGCTGCGCGTTATCGAGTACTGGGACAACGAAATCGTGGACACGGAGGCATTCTCCATCCTCGAAACCTCAAGCTCCTAGTCTTGACGCTCTGGCCCCTACGGGGGCCAGTCGTGAGGACTACTTCATTCCCAACCTCATTATGCCTACCTACATTGTCGGACAAACCTTCTATTTCCGCTCCACAGGAAAGAAACTCCGCCCTGGTGATCAAGTCCACCTCAGCGAGGAGGACGCCACTGAGATCAATGTACAGCACCCCGGAGCAATCAAGATGGATCGCATCAAGGCCGTAGGGGCGCCGGAGAAAGCTGAGCGCGTTCCAGAGACGGCACAGGAAGTCATGTGCGTCGAGAAGAAGGGCGAGACACGAAGAAGGTCGCGCGCGAAGTAGTGTGCTATACTGAGCCTGTTACATTCTCCCAATCGTTCACATGGTCAACGTTCTCAAAGCAAGGAAAGTCACCCAAAGGGCCAAGTTCATCGTCGGAGGCACTGTCGCAACCGGCGTTGTCGCAGGCGGCATCTTTCTGGCCAGCCTCGGGACTACGGGCACGGAGCAAAGGGCTAATCCCTTCCCTGCGTTCCTTCCTGTCGTCATCGACGTTTCCGCAACGGGTTCAACCGTCGGAACGCTCAGGTACGACGCTTTCTGCGTCAGAAGCCCGCTCTATGCGCTCGGGAACGGGAGCGGAACGATTGTTAGGGCAACGCATCACAACGTCACGAACCCCGCAGCGAAGTCCATGGACGTTGGATTCGTGGAAGACTGCAACGACAAGACCGCATCAGGGAACAACCTGTTCAGCAACACCTGCACGGCTACCGGGTGCGTGGATTACTACACGACTGGTACGCTTGGCTGGCAGGGCGCAGGTTCCGGGAGGTATTTGAAGGGTGTAATCTCCGGCGATCCTACGAGTTCCTACGACGCAAAGATCACGATATGGCTTGAGGACGTTCTCGGTGAGTAGTATTGATAGCAAAAGAGGCCCGGAACGTCCGGGCCTTTTTCGTGGTAGAATGCTGGCATGGCAGTTAAAGCTACAGCTCTCACCACAACGACCAATTTCAAGACCGCGCACGGCGTTTCCGGTTCCACGGATGACACGCTGATCGAGAAGATCATCGACCGTACTACCGCATGGATCGAAAGCAGGTGTCAGCGGAAGTTCAAAGCCAGAGACTATGGCGGAAGCTCTACGCATGGCACTACAGGGGTGACGGCTGAGGATTACATCTATTTCGACGGGCAGGATCAGTACGTAACAGAAAGGAACCTGGGGGAGTTCCATGTCCCACAGTGGCCGATTCAGAAGTCCACAGTCACGCATGCACTCGCTGTCGAACTGGCGGTGCTGTCAGATCGGACGAACTCAGGGGAGACGTGGGACACAACTCAGCTTGTAGAAAATGATGATTATGTCGTGGACTATGCCGGCGGGGTGATTCGGCTCCTTGGCGGCGTGTTCACGGAGGGCGTCAAGAACTATCGCTTAACGTGCACGGCAGGGTATCAGGAAGGCTCCGCACAACCCTACGTCCCGGATGATCTCGAACAGCTTTGCATCGAACTCGGGGGGCTGATCTACAGGGACAGGAAGAATCTGCAGAGCGAGAAGATCGGGACATGGAGCAGGACATTCGATACTCAGAAGGAAGACCCGTTTGTCGCTGATGTCCTCGCCAAGTACACCCGTATCCCACTGTGCTGAGCTTCCCCCGCGAGATCCGGAAGTCCGTTGCCGTCTACAGGATGGACAGCAACCACGACTATGGTGGGACAGCCACAGCAACAATCGAAGGGGCACTTGTACCTCTTGACCGCCACGCGCACGCGCTCGAAGGCGGTGACCTCCGCGACCCGTTTGAGCTGTACACAGCGGGGGACGCGAACATCGAGGAGGGGGACAAGCTCGTGATCTCGACCGTAAACTACTACG